CCCAGCTCGACCTTGCGGACCTTGAGGACCCGTTGCACCTGTTGCCCCTCGAGAACCAGTCCAACCACTGGAACCTTGAGGACCAGCTGGACCCTGAGGACCAGTTGGACCTGTAGGCCCAGTTGGACCAGCTGGACCCTGCGCACCTTGCGATCCGGTATATCCTATAGGACCTTGAGGACCCGTTGGACCAGTTGGACCGGCTGGGCCCTGAGGTCCCGTCGGTCCTTGTGCACCTTGAGATCCAGTATAACCAATAGGACCCTGAGGTCCTGTAGGACCGGTTGGACCTGTTGGGCCTGTAGCCCCTTGCGATCCGGTATATCCTATAGGACCTTGAGGGCCAGTAGATCCTGTAGAACCTTGTGCACCTTGAGATCCAGTATAACCGATGGGACCCTGGGGACCTGTTGGACCTGTTGGTCCAGTTGGGCCCTGCGCACCTTGCGATCCAGTATAACCAATGGGACCTTGAGAACCTGTATCACCTTGAGGACCAGTTGGACCTTGTGCGCCTTGAGATCCCGTATAGCCTATAGGACCTTGCGGGCCTGTTGGGCCAGTAGGACCTGTAGCTCCAGTATCACCTTTATCACCAGTTCTTGCAAATGTAACAATAATATCTTCGCTATTACTGAATGCGGATGCAGAACCGGATACATGAGCACAATTGACTTTAAAGTACCCTGTAGCTTCTACGATTGATGAAATTGTAAACAGAGCAAAATCATCTGCGTTAAGACGATTGGATACTCTAAAGTGACCTTTGATTGTAGAAGTAGAATCATCTATTGTGCGAAGGAAAGATTGTATATCTGTAGATCCATTATCTACATCATCAATATACATTTGAGTAGCTAAGGTTACATCAACATTATTGAATCTTAAATTACCCGCTCCTGGGTCCGCATCAGTCGTTGTCGTACTAAATGTATAATCAAATGTAGCTCCACCAAAGTTACCATCAGGACCTTGAGGTCCTGTAGGACCAGTGGGACCAGCTACGGTTGAAGCAGATCCAGTAAAGCCCGTAGGACCTGTAGGACCGGTATCACCTTGGGGTCCTGTAGGACCAGTTGGGCCAGCTACGGTTGAAGCAGATCCAGTAAAGCCCGTAGGACCTGTAGGACCAGTAGGCCCAGTTGGACCAGCTACTGTTGAAGCGGATCCAGTAAATCCAGTATCACCTTTTGATCCTGTGTAACCAATAGGTCCTTGAGAACCAGTATCTCCCTGTGGTCCTTGAGGTCCAGTTGGTCCAGTGGGACCAGTATCTCCCTGAGAACCAGTAAATCCGATAGGGCCCTGAGGGCCGGTTGGTCCCGTTGGGCCAGTGTCTCCTTGAGATCCAGTATATCCTATTGAACCTTGGGGGCCTGTAGGGCCGGTGGGACCAGTAGCACCGGTATCTCCCTTTGATCCAGTAAAACCTGTAGTACCTTGTGGTCCTTGAGGACCGGTAGGACCAGTGAGACCAGTATCTCCTTGAGATCCTGTATAACCGATTGGGCCCTGTGGACCGGTCGGACCAGTAGGTCCTGTAGCAGGTCCAAAACTTAGATTACCTGCTCCATCTGTTTTAAGTACTTCTCCAACAGAACCATCTGTTGATGGATAAGATAAACTATTAACTGTTAGTGTAGATAAGTTGGAGCCAATTTCAAATACAACCGAGCCATTGGTGGAATACAAAATTCCATCATTCATATTAATGGCAAGTTCCCCAGGATTGGGGAGGGTTGTTGTATTAGCCACTCTTCCAGGAATACTGGTGCGTTTCAGCTGAATGGTATTGTTCGCCATATGGCTCCTTCAAAAAAGATATATATCTTAGGATAGTGCACTATATAGTGTACTTTAATCTATTTTTTATTTATAATGGAAATATGATGAGAATTGCATTTATTGACACACTTGGTTTAACTTATGACGGATCGACTCTTTCAAAGAGAGGTCTTGGTGGATCTGAATCTGCCGTTATTCGCATGAGTCAAGAACTCGTAAAACTTGGAATGAATGTTACAGTCTTTAATGATTGTACTTCAGATGATTCAAAAAAAGGTTACTACGACGGTGTAAAATATATTCCCGTAAAAGACCATAATTCATTTGTTTCTGGATTTGATGTTTGTATTGTTTCAAGATCAGTAACACCGATTGCTGAACAATGGCCAATTATTAGAAAATCAAGGCACGTATGTCTCTGGATGCACGACACCTTTTGTGAAGGTGACGATCAAATTGAGTACTTGATTAATCAAGGACTGTTAGATGAGATTTTTACTCTTTCCGATTGGCACACCGGTTATGTAACACATTGTGATCACGGATTCCGCCGTAACTACGACGTTTTGAAAAATCATATTTTTATGACAAGAAACGGCATAGGAAACATGAATCCAGATTGGATCGATGTTCGAGACAAAGATCCAAATCTATTTGTATTTAATGCTTCTGTTACAAAAGGAATGGTACCTCTTGTTAAGCAAATCTGGCCAAAAGTAAAACAACAAATTCCAGCTGCTCAACTTAAAATTATTGGTGGATTCTATAAGTTCCGAGAAGCAGCTGGCCCGGATCAACAACAAAAAGATTGGGAAGATCTTAAGGCATTACATAGTAAAGATATTGAATTTACTGGAGTTATTACTCAACAAGAAATATCGGATATATTGCGTAAAGCAAGTTATATGATTTATCCAGCAGGTTTTCCAGAAACTTTTGGTATATCTACACTTGAGGCATTGGCTCATAATGTTCCTCTTATCACATGTCAATTCGGTGCTCTTGAAGAAACTGCAATTGACTTGGCATCATGGAAAATCAAATATCCAGTAGAACCTAATTGGTCTATGGGTTGGTTAAATCAAGATTCACAAGTAGATCTTTTTGTTAATGAAGTTGTTAAAGCATACAATGACAAGTATCTCCATCAACAAAAAATGTATGCATGTAACCAGGTAAAAGATATTTGCACCTGGGATACGGTTGCATTACAATGGAAACAACATCTATATAAAAAGACTGAACGTTTTTTGTCCCTTGATGAATATAAAAAAGTAAGTGTAATCAATAATAAAGTTCGTAAAGTATTTAATCGGCGATTTATGTTGACTGAAGAATTTATTGAACCAAAAAATGAACAAAGACATATTGATATTGTTACTACTTGTTATAATGCCGAAAAATACATTAATAGATGTATTCTTTCTGTTGCTCAACAAGATTACGATAATTATACGATGCATATTATTGATGATGCATCAACTGATAATACTAGAAAAGTTATTGATGAAACTGTTCAAAGTTTACCAGAATATCTTCAACATAAATTTAAAATCAAAACAAATGATATAAATGTTGGAGCAATGATGAATCAATTTTCTATTATCTCTACAAACTCTGTTGCAGGTTTATATAAAGAATCAAGCATACAAATTATGTTAGATGGTGACGATTGGCTTATCAATGATCCAAATGTATTTCATAAGTATAATAACATATACCGAGAAGGTGCCGAGTTTACATATGGTTCATGCTGGTCAGAGGTTGACAATATTCCACTGATAGCTCAAGAATATCCACCAGATGTAAAAACAAAAAAATCATATAGACAATATAAGTTTAATTGGAATATGCCTTACACACATCTTCGAACGTTTTCATCTCATCTTGCAAAAAATTTATTGCCAACAGATTTGCAAATAAATGGTAAATGGATGAAAGCCGGAGGTGATGCAGCTTTATTTTATTATCTTATTGAGAGAGCAGATCCAGATAAAGTAGTTTGTATTCCAGACGTAGTATATCATTATAACGATGCTAATCCAATTAATGACTATAAAGTTAATTCTGATGAACAAACTAAAAATGCCAATTATGCGCTATCTTTAAATGCACCATTTACCCCCGGGCAAACTGATTTGAGACCTTTATGAAAAAGATTCTAATTGCAATTCCTACAGCTCGATATATCGAGAGCGATACTTTTAAATCCATTTATGATTTAGAAGTTCCTGCAGGATACGAAACAACCTTTCAATGTTTTTATGGATACCGAGTTGATCAGGTCCGCAACTTAATTGCCGATTGGGTTGTAAATGGGTTTGATTATCTTTTTGCTGTTGACGGCGACGTTACATTTGCACCTGACACGCTAAAGAAAATGATTAATCACGATAAAGATTTGGTATCAGGAATCTATAGACAAAGACTTCCAGAACAATATATCGAAATCTATGATTTAAATCAAAAAAGAATGAACATTGAAGATATTCACGAGAAAGGTCTTGTTGAAATTGGAGCTTGTGGATTTGGTTGTGTTTTAATTAAAAGAAAAGTATTTCAAGATATTGGTTATCCACAATTTGAATACCATCCTGCTCTTGATCACAATAATACAATAAGCGAAGATACTGATTTTTGCAAAAAAGCCATGTCAAAAGGATTCAAGTTATGGTGTGATGCATCAATTTTATGTGGCCATATAGGATCTACAACAATGCATGTAGAAACACCAAAATTTGAATGGCAAAGCGATATTAAAGATGCGTGAATATCATAATCAAGTAGAAGTTATCCACGAACAAATAGATGGAGTAGGTCCATGGTTATGGATCAAAGGTGATTGGGAAGGATTCCGATGGCCGAGAGAAGACTGGGAAAACTCATATCGAGATACTTGGCTAAAACATTGTAAAAATAAAAATGTATGTGTGCAGGCCGGTGGATTTCAAGGAATGTATCCGCGGCTTTTTTCTGAACATTTTAAAATGGTTTATACGTTTGAACCGGATCCACTACATTATTTTTGTTTAGTTAATAATTGTCAAAAAGATAACATAGTTAAAATTCAAGGTGCGCTCGGCGATAAGCCGGATTTAATTGACACAGTTGTATTATGTGAGCATAATCGAGGAATGGGAAGAGTAACACCCGGATCTAAAATTCCCGTATTTACAATCGATTCTCTTGGATTAAAAGAATGTGATTTAATTCAACTTGATATTGAAGGTTGTGAAAGGGTTGCTCTCAAAGGAGCAGCAAATACCATACAAAAATGTAAACCCACAATTAGTTGTGAGAGGAAACATGATAATGAAGATGTTTTAGACATTTTAGATCAGTATAACTATAAACTAATAGATCAAATCGGCGATGACTCAATCTTTATTCATACTGATTATTGAAAGTTATCTTCTTTATTTGAAGATTTTTTACTATTTTTAGATTCTTGTTTTTCTATAGAATCCAATTGTTCTTGTAATCTCCTAGAAGCTTTTTCGGCCATTGCCAATTTAGCTTCTAGGAGAATTATTTTATTCAATTGCTCATGAGTTGTCGTTGTTAATTTTGCAATATATTCATTTACAAAGTCAGTTTCCATAATTATTTCTCATTTTTATATGTACAAATTCGACAAAGTGTGTATAATAGTTTATACCCAATAGTAAATAGAATTAGAAGGTACCACCATCAAGTGAACCAAACTCAGGTACTCCACCTGAGCCAGCCTGAAGTACTTGACCTTCTGTACCGGCAGCAGTTACGGAGAGCGCGCTTGCACCATTACCGTAAATAATTCCATTGTCTGTGAAAGAGCTAGCGCCCGTACCACCATCAGCAACAGTAAGATCAGTAATGCCAGTAATTGTACCACCAGTAATTGTAACGCTCGAAGATTCGATATCAGCAACAAGAGTACCTACCGTATAGCCAGTACCACCAGTATCAACTGTTGTAGTTGGAGCAGCTTGGTTGTCGACAAACAGCTTAAACTTACCACTATCTGATGCATCACGGAATAAACCTGCATAAAGGTCTTGTGATCCGGACGTATCATAGATACCGTAGAAACCAATATCGATCGCGTCTGTTGTAACGTTACCGTTTGCAAGTTTAATCAACGGATCTTGTACGACTAGGTTAGTCGTGTCAATTGTTGTTAATGTACCTGTAACACTTAGATTTCCTGTTGCTGTGATATCGTTAAATGTAACGTTATCTGTTGTAGCTACTGCCTGTCCAATGTGTACACCGGTTGAGTTAGCAACAACACCTGTACCGGCATTAACGTGTGTACCTGTTGAGTTAGCAACAATACCGTCGCCGGCTGTTACTGCAACATCATCTGCATTAACTGTAATACCATCGCCAGCGCCTACAGCAAAGTCACGAGTAGAAGTAAGATCACCACCGCCCGTAAGACCGTTGCCAGCTGTTACTGAAACTGATGAGTGATCGATATTTTCGTTAGCAACATAACCTGAAAGGTTGTGAATATCGATGTTAGATTCGTCAATGAATACACCAGTTGAGTTAGCAACTACCTGATTATTACCAGCAACAACGTGTACACCAGTAGAGTTAGATGCAACACCATCACCAGCTGTAACTGCAAAAGAACGAGATGCAGTAATATCACCACCACCAGAAAGACCATTACCGGCTGTTAATGTAACGCTAGAGTGGTCTACGTGTTCATTGGATTCAAAGCCCGACAAGTTATCGTGATTAATATTTGATTCGTCAATGAATACGCCGGTTGAGTTAGCAACTACTTGTGAGTTGCCAGCAACAACGTGAACGCCGGTTGCATTAGATGCAACACCATCACCCGCCGTAACAGCAATAGTGATAGTGTCATCTGTAACAGCAGTATTAACACCATTACCACCAGAAAATGTTAGTGTCGAGCCAGTATTAAATGTGTCACTAGTACCACTGTCAGCATCAATAGTAAATGATGACGAAGCTGGATCATCCCAATATGATACAGAACCATTTGAAACGAGAACTTGACCTGCTGTACCAACTGATCCGTTTGCAGTAACTGTTGTAATTACAGCATTGGCAACGATAACTTTATCGATACCAGAAGTTGAGTTAGCAACTAATGCTTGGTTTGCAGTCAGAGTACCAGGTGTTCTAGCACCGCCAATTGGAGCAACTGAGCCAAAATCGCCGATGAATAAAACATCTCCAGCACTTGACCAAGCTAATTCACCATTAGCGAGAGATGTTGGGACTGCGGTACTCTCTGATCTTTTAATTTGAATTAAATTAGACATGAACTAATTTCCTTGAGTATAAGTGAATATTTTTTATATTATACATTATTAAAAAAACCCGCCATCTAACTCTACATCTAGCTGTTTTATTTCAAATAAATTTGTATCGGCATTATAAACTAACGTGGCATTCTCAGCTAATTCTGAAACTACAACATCACTTAAATCATTAACTTCTGTAATTTCAAGTTGCTGGTTTCGTAAAGTAAGTGGTGTAACACTTGATAAACGACCATCTGTCTTATTTATCGATCCTACAATTTGAGTACGTGATGAGCTGAGCCTACCATTAAGTGCCATTATCGTGTAACTCCAGGTGTAACTGTTACTATACCTTCAACGATCCGCGAAACAACTCCTGAACCATCTGTTAGCTCGCAATCATATACATATCTACCTGCAGAAATTGCATTTGTAGTTGCGGCGTTCATAGAAAGGGCAACTGAACCAGATCCTGCAGTAATAGCTACTGTAAAATTTGTTGCAGTTGAAGAAGTATAATGTTTGCGCATTTGTGCAGCACCAGTATATCCGGCTAGATCTACAATATCTCCGTTTTCATCGGTAACATCGATGCTAGTAGAGAAGTCTGTACCCTGATCTATTGTTATATTAGCCTTGAATGCCATTCTAACCTCTAACTATATTTATGGCGACGGCGGGCCGCCACCAAGTATTGAAATAGTTGCCTGAAATAAACCAGTACTCACAATCGGATTTCCGTTACTATTCGGAGATATATTTACATTCATAGTACCAGCATCATCAGATGCATTAGATGTAAATGTCCAAGTTCTTGCTGAACTTGTTGATATCCATGTACTAAATGAATTTCCGCTCCACGTTCCTGATCCAGAAGATACAACATTTGCTGATACATAATAGGAATCGATTGCAGGTTGTATCTTTGGATCTATCCAATCAGCAGGAAAATCAACTGCAGATCCTGTGACAGTAACTGTACCGTTTGTATTTAATGTATAAGAAACTGCTAGCGGTCCAGACGCACCACTATTACTACTAGTTCCTACAGGAACATCAATAGTCACTGTCTTACCGAGTAAAGGTTGAACTACACTCATGTAA